ATGAGACGGAATAAAAAAACCAAGTCAAAAAAAGAAGTACATAAAGTTGATTGGACTACAATTTTGATAACTTCTTTAATGGACTTGGTTGTCGGAACTATCTTAATCATAATTGATAAATTGATTAAATAGTTTTGGACAAAAGGCTTGGGGCGAAAGCCCCTTGCCTTTCACATATATTATATATTAAAATCAGTGAGGTGTCAATATGAATAATTTTTTATCATCACTCGGAATTATTTTGATAATTTTCGGTGTTATAAAACTTATTGCTTACCTTGTTAATAAAATAGGCAAGCAACCAAAATAAATATTTTAGGAGCGTATCAATGGAATTAAAAGAAATCAGAAAATTTATGAAATTCACTCAACAAGATATGACAGATTTATTTGGTATTCCAAAACGAACATTTCAAGATTGGGAACTTGGAAATAGAAAGTGTCCTGATTGGTGCAAAAATCTTGTCATTGAAAAAATGCTTAATTATAAAAAAGATAGTTATATTACTTTATACCAAATCAATGATATTTCAAAAGATGAAGCGAAATGTGTATATTTAGGCTGCGTGTATGACGAAGCAATAAATAATTTTAAAGAATTATGTAAAAATCTCGGCAATTTAAACCCTGAAAATTTCATTGAATTTAAATTATATAGAATTCCTATTGATATTGATATTACAAACAAAAAAGAATTGCTTAACGCAATTTCAAACAAACCGGGTTATCAACTCGATTTATTATCAAAATAAAAATAACAAAACGCCCTCAGCTCATACGAGCCGAGGGCGTTTCATAATGCGCTGTGTACTGGTAATAGGATACCCGTGACACAATTGTATTTTAATTTTTACATTCCGTTTTGTCAATATTTATTTTATATTACTTGATTTTATATATGCTACTCTGCCGGTCTTAACAACCTTAACTTTATCAACTGTTGCGCTGATATGCTTTTTGACGATTATTTCAGTTTTCGGCAGATACTCAAATTTAATTCCTGTAAGTTTTTTATTTTTGTAAAGGTAAGTTTTGCCTTTTAATCTGTAACGCTTGCCGACTGTTGTTTTGTATGTAACTTTCTTCGGCTTATCGGCAACAACTTTAGTTGTTGAAAGATACGCACTGCTTACCCAACCTTTTGCCGGGGCGGTAATATATGACCACGAACCATTGACCTTTGTAACAGTCACCTTAGTGCCTTTCTTAAGTTGAGTTAAGACTTTTGATGATTTATCGGCTTTTGCTCGGACATTGAGTGCCTGTGACTGAGTAGCAACATACTTGGTAACATTCTTCTTTGCTTTTGATTTTTTCTTTTTATAGTCATTTGAGAACACCCAATAATTAACGGTGTTGCCGTACTTTTTAAAATTCTGCTCACTCACAAAAACAGTGTTACCACTAAGCTTAGCGCCTGCAGCCTTTCTGCTCGGTGTGTTGAATTTACCGATGTAAGAATAAGGGTCGTATACGGAAATAGTGCCGCCGTTGTAACCTACAAGCACAATGTAGTGGCCGGATGTAGTGAAAAGACCGTAATTGCATGATGCGACGATAAAGTAATCAGATACGCCGTCTTTGTTTTTGTCAGTCTTTAAGTAAGCTAATGCTTTATCAATATTAGAAGTTATAGCATATTCCTTGAAATTAAAATAATCAGCCACAAAAGACCACGCCGACCAAGCAGTTCCGTTTGATTTTGTACGGTAACCATTATCTACAAAAAGTTTTGCCATTGTTGCAGGCAAAATAGCACCTTTTGAGCTTGATACAACCATTGCCGCAGCAGTCGGACCGCAACCGCTCGATTTAATAGTCTGCATTTTGTTTTTTGAGCTTGTATATGGTGTTTTCGCCCACCTGCTGTCAGCCTGATTATAATATGTAAGACCGGTGCAAGCACCGAGAAGTGCTTTACCTTTCCCGGTATTAGTACCGTCATAGGATATATTTTCTTGTTCAATAACAGCGTCCTGCTCAATCAAGCTTTCATCAACAACAGTGCTTTCGTCTTTAGGCTTTGCGATAATAGGCTCATCAGTGCCGATATCTTTGCCGTTTTCAACTTCATCCTTAGTTTTCTCTGCCTCTGACTTAACATCAGCAGAAATAGTAACTTCAGGTTCGGTTGTTTGCTCAACGGTAGTCGTTTCTGTCGGTTTTGTTGTTTTTTCAATATCAAAATCATTACAACCGCAAAAGATTGTAATAATCAAGAGTAATGACATAATCACTGACATTATAGCTTTATTTCTTTTCATTACCTTTCACCTCTTTCTCAATCTCTAAAAATGATTTGATTGCGTTTTTTACAGATTCAAACACTCTTTTAAAAAGCTTATCGTAGCCATACATTGCACCGTAAGCAATGAAAAACGAGCCTACAATTGCACCGACGATTATATACCAAACGAGTTTGAACGGCACAATTTGGCTTGCCGTAATGACTGTAACAATCGTTAAGAATAGTGAAACACCGAATACAATCAAGTTGTAAACGATATTTTCCTTATCCTTAAATACGGATTTGATAATTTCAGTGATAATTTGTACTGCTAAAATAAGTAATGCAATAACGATTAAAGATATACATAAAGTTTTCATTTTTTTACCTCCTCTGCCGTTTCAGGCAGTTGCATAGTTTCATTATAGATTTTAGTTATTGTTCCGTTTCCGCCAAGCGAATGATAAGCAGCATAAGCCTTTGTTAAGGCATCTTTAGCATAAATGGGGCAATATTGCCTTTGAGTGTATTTGTCGTGCTGTCTGATTATCTCGGCACGAAGCAAAGAAAGCATACCTTCTTTAATTGCCGTGTCTTTCTTGTGTACGCCTTTAACATATACGATAACGCCGCTTATTACTGCCGCTGTCAGTGATGATATAACTGTTGAAATAATAGTTGTCATTACTTCTCTGTCACCTCGCTTTGCTCAGCTGTTTGTTGAGTGCCAACAGCTTTTTTCAGCTCATCAATTTGCGCTTGCAAATCGTCAATATATGAATATACATTTTCGGCGAACGCTTTTAGTGTTTCATCGTTTGTTCCCTCATGTTCATAAGTAATATTTGATTCACTCAAATTGAGCTGTGCCGGAAGCACCTTCAATCTAGTGGTGGTAGCTGAAGTTTCCATTGTCAATCCGGAAGCGAGCGACACTTTTCTATATAAGTAATTGCCAAATTCGTCCTTTTTTGATGTCGCCATAATCAATCCGATGCTTCCTGACGGAATATTGTCAACTCTGCAAATCAGGTCATAAATATCGGTGAATGGATTGATATAGAGGGACTCCATAATGCTATTTTCTTTGTAGCATTTTTGTTCACTGTCAACATTAAGTTCGAATATGGTCATATCGAAGAGTGGATTTTTAATATATTTTTTTGTTGACGCTATTTCCTTTTCTGTCATATTCGGTGATATATCGCCGATATACAGAATATCCGTTACATTTTTGGTTGTATCGAATAGAATTTTAACAATATCACCTTTCACCACTTTGAGCGTAAAAGGTGTGAAGTCGGTTACTCCAGGAAAGCCGATTAACATATCGCCGCTATCAGCAATATCGTATCTGCCTGAAGCAGTTATGGCTGTTGACATATCTGCTTTTTTTAATACTGTCGAACCATTGTTGAGCGAAAGTATCGTTTTGGTTCTGTTGAAACTTAAACCGTTGTCAGCGTCAAAACTGTGCTGACGGTTGCCGAGTGCAGAATTTACTGTGTCAAGTTCATTTTGTAATTCTTTTTCCGTAACTCCATAATATTCCGTCCAGTCGTCATTCGCCTCTTCGGGTATGTTATCTATGCAATAGCAACCGTAACCGTTTTGGATATTTACTGTGTTTTCCTTTAAGAATAGCAAATTTCCCTTGTCAAGCGTAAACTTTTCAACACCGTTATATGTAATGGATGTTTCGGCGATTGCTTCATAGCCACCGTCAGCTGTTGCAGTAAGTTCAAGCGTTCCGGAACATAGTGTTCTTGGTAGATTTTGAAGTGCGGTGTAGTCGGTAACTTTGAGAATATCCTCAATGCTCTTTTGAGCAGTTTTGCCATTAAAAACGCCCAACAAGGTATCATCCTTGTTAGGCGTTCCGATTGATTTAATTATATCTTTTAATTTTTTTAGTTGCATTTTTTACCTCCTTATACCCATTCAGTCCAATTATTATCATCTACTTTTCTTCTACAATAATATCTTCCACTTGATAGTGGAAGATAAATTTGAATTTTCAAGCTTGTCAAATAATTGAAATTTATTAGCATACTACCATACTGTGAATGAACACCAGGCCCTCCGGACACATCAGCGCCTATTAGAAATATGCCGCCGACTGTAAATGTATCAAGATTTGTAGTATTCAAATATCCAAGTTCTTTACACAACTCATTTCTTAATTGAGTAATAGATGTGACGCCTGTACCTCCCTTATTAACACCTAAAATGCCTGATGTAATGTCATTTGCAGAATGGCAATGTTCTGCTTTGGCAGCATTTATTATGTCCGGTGTTATGCCATGTGGATTTTCTGAATTCAGATGCTCCGTGAATTTTGAATTTTCAACATAATCGTTAAATTCATCAAGCTTAATTGTTACATTTAATTCATCAGAATAGTTAATTCCAATTTGGCAGATGAATTTGCTAAGAGAATTATTATCGGTATAAGCTGGGATATGATTGGCGTTTTCTTCGTTGTAACCATATATAATTATTCCGGTTTCAATACTATTATCAGCTTTAGTCACTGTTGCAAACACAGCTATTTCTGTCCAAAAGAAATCATTAGTCACCTTTTTGTTGTCAAACTGAAATTTTAAATTAAGAGTATTATCAATTTTTTTCTGCGATATTATTTGCGCCTGAAGTTCACGGTTTAATAAATTCTTAACCGCGTTATAATCAGTTGGTGCTGTGGCCGAACTTCCTATTTCAACATTGTCAATTGTGATTTTTCCGCCTGCCAAACTATGAATCGTTGCCGACAAGCCGAATTCAGTCATATAAAAATTGAAAGCCATTTTAATTTCCTTCCTCGTAGTAAAAAACACTACCGTCATCATCAATAAGAATACAATCATCATCGGCTAAGAATGTCATATTGCTAAAATCATCATTTATAGTTGCATTCCCTATATTTATTTCGGTTTGGAATCCTGATGCAACCGAGCAATGAACATTTTTCATATAGACTGACGAATTCAAAAGTTCAATTCTTTCAAGTGATGAGCGAACATTTTTTATCTTTTCGATTTTATTTCTTATATCATTCAAAAGGTTTTCGTCAATTTCTTTGCTATCAGAAATATTGAGAAAAACTTTAAAATTATATGGATTTCCACCATAATCGTACCATTCGGCTATGTCTGCATCTTCTTTAAGAGTGCCAAGGTACTCCTTAATAATGTTTGTTGTACCGATTTTTTGGTATGTCAGCATTGTTGCTTTAACAAGATTTCTTTTGATTTTCAAATCAAGAGCCTCATCATAATACGGTGTGCGGTATTCGCAAGCCAAATAATCGATTATATTTTCCGGCAAATTATCTATATTAACAGTAAAATTTACATTATCAAGATATTTTTGTAAGAGATGTAATGAAAATGAAATCACACCATCAAGTGCCTTAAGTTTTTCATTTTCATAATTCGTCGGAAGAAGGTGAGAAAGCTTGATGTCAAGTAAGTTAATCATCTTCAAGGCCTCCGTAAATCACAATTTTGTTTTGATTTTGTGCGACTTCGGTCTTATTACAAGACTGATAAGTCGGTGATGTTACAGTTACTCTTTTTGCGCCCGCAGCCATTATTTTTTCAACAAGTTTATCCGGGTTGATGTCACGGCCGATTTTGGAGTTTTGCCAAGATATATAATCTTCGATTGCTTTATTAACATTTTTTTGAACTTGCAACGCCTTTGACCTGTCGGTTTTATTGATGTAATATGTCAAATTCACATCGTAATTTTTAGCTGTCGGTGCAGAAACAACGACCTTATCAGTAAGCGTTTTAATGCTGTCATTTTCTATATATTCTTGAAGTGCTGTCAGTAATTCAGATTTAGGAATAACACCGTTTTTGAGTAGAATGCAAATATTAACTACGGCAGTTCCAACATCCGAGGTTACTACGACATCAGAAATATCTTTAGAAAACATTTTAGCGTGATAAACATAAGCATCTGCAGAACCGGTAGTTGTATAAGCCGATGGTGCAAGAAAAATCCTTTCGCGCAAGCTATCATCATCTTCAGTATCAGTGCCTCTGGCTGAAACTGTTACATTAACAACATCAGCAATATATGCCACCGGGTCAACAAGTGTTGTAATTTCGCCTATTTGAATATCGTTGCCGGCGGTTCCGGGTTCAGTGCAGGTGCAAGAAACAATCACTTCCGTATTTCCTGCTGCAATTTCTTCAAGCATTGAGGTTTCAAAATAAACATCCGAGTCGTTTGAAACTCGTGTACCTTTCGGAATAATAGTCGCTGTGTTTCTTGTTTCCTCAAGGGTAAATTTAACGCTGACCGTTGCCGGTGTTGCAGTTAATCTTGTTACGCCTTTTTCCGAAGCTTTATTGTCGAGGTATTGACCGTATGCATATTTAAGAGTGTTTTGTTTTCCGGCTCTGTCAATGCATTGTAAGTTTTGATACAGAACAAGTGCAATAGCATTTAAAATAATTCGGTACTTATCAGCTTTCGGTAATGAATATTTTTTACCTGTTATTTCAGTAATGCCATTTTCATATTCGGTTATAAGCCGAGCTTGAAGTTCATCAACAGTCATATTGTCAATAAAGCTAATATCGGGCAAATTTTGTAATTCTTCAATCATTCTTCGTCCTCCTCGTTATCGTCTTCGTTAAATTCGTCGGCATCGTAATCATCTTCATCGGCATAGAAGTAATCGTCTTCATCGGTTGTCAAATCGTCGTCTTCTTCAGCTTCTTCATCTTCGTTGTCATCGTTATAACCAACGCTGATTATAGGAGTGAGTTTTCCGTCAATCATGTATTCAAAATCAACTGAATTCACAACTAATTCAGGAATGTATTTTTCAACCTTTTCCATAATCTCAACGCTCAAAAGAGCTTCGGCTACTTCAACCGATTGTGAAAGGCACAGTGCTTCTATGCCAAACTCACGGTCAAGTGGAATGGTACCGGCAATAGTCGAACAAAGAACTGTTAACTGCTCCTGATACTTATTGATAACATCTTCGTCGGTGTCTTCAGTTAATTTAATTTTGCTTGAAATTTCCACTTTGTCACCTACTTTCTTTAAATGTCAAATTCAGCGTAAGCCGTTGCGTTTTGCCTTGATTAGTAACAATATCATAAGCTTTGCTGACATCTGTAAGTGCAAATTTATATTTCGATATTGCTTTGCCTGCAATAACAAGTTTTGCTTTTGTGCCATTTTGGAGTGCTTTAACAAATTTCTTTGCTTCATTTTCGGGTCGAACACCAAGCGTGGCATCAAGAATTATCTTGCATTCAACTGCAATTTGACCTTTTCCCTGAAATTCGGTTTTTGGCACTTGCCCGACAATTTCGTGATTTACCCAATTTGCTGAATATTTCACCGATATATCTGTTAGCGACAACACCTTTTTGCTCGACACTTTGAAAACAATCTTATTCCAGCTTCCTATACTGCTCATCAGTCAACACCTCCTTGTCAACAGGTGATTTTGTTATCACTTTCACATTCGGCGCATAAAGCGTTAATGTGTCTTTGTCATAGTGAATATATGCATTCGGTGCAATTTCTTTATGGTAAACACCTTTGCCCGGATGCTTCGGCTTGTTTTTTTCATTCCAAAACGAGCCGAGAATTAAACCGATTGATGAACCGTTTGAAAGATAAGCAACGGCGACATAATCATCAGCTTTTGGCATTTTGTATTCGCCGTTGAATGAAAGGCACGGCATTTTTGCTGTAACTGCGTTATTTTCTTCTTCATAAATAACGCTTACCATTCCTGTTTTATAGTTAACAGTTGAAACTTTCCCGATTCTTAATTCCATAAAATGCACCTACTTTTTCTTTGGCAGCCTTTGAACGACTTTATGACATTCGAGCGACACGGTGTAGCCGTTGCTCGGTGAAACATTGTGCTTCACACTGTCGATAAAATACTTGCCGTTAAGCTTTCCGAAGCCTGTTAATTTGATATTTGCAGTGGCAATAAGTTTAGGGTCTGGCATTGTAGTGAACGATATTGTCGTCGCCTGCTCATTTGAATTATTTACAGCCGCATAAGCCTTTTTTAATGCATCGGCTTTGTTGCTTGCTTCGCCCAAAACAGTCAACCACCTGCTGCCTTTACCTACTTTTACACTTATCGTCTTATTTGTTTTCGGGTTAGTGTATGAATATTTTGCACCGGTGTAAGTACCGGCAACAGTCGTATTAAAATTCCACCCGGAGACCTCTTTTTCGTTAATCGTTTTTACGGCTTTTTTCTTTTCATATTTGCCTTTGGAATATATAACGAGTTTGGAAGAAAATATTTTTATGCCGTATGCGTAATCATCGCATAACGATTTTATAAACGAACCGTCTTCGGTCTTTTTCTGTTCAATATTTTTAATTTTCACAGTTCCACCGTCATAGACGAGTTTCATTTTGTATCTTTTCGCAATTTTACTTGCAATCTGCTTCAATGTTACATTTTTCCAAGTCTTTGTTCGCTTCTTAGTAGAAAAGGAACTGTTGGCAGGCTTCGATACCATATTGATTTGACATTCAAGTGGTCTGCCTGAAACTGAAAAATCATCAATAACAAATTTTCCACAATTAAGCATTCGTTTATCTTTGTCTTTTTTCCAGTTATATGTATTGATTTTCAGTTGATACCTTTCGCCTTTTTTTGGTAACCAATCGTTTAAAAACTTTTTATTTGCATTACATAAAGTGATTGAAGCACTGTCGCTTTCGCCACTCGCAATGTCTGTATATTCGAGTGATTCGCAGTAATCGGTCATAAGACGGTCTTTTTTTGAAGTCTTACCGAGTTTCTTTATGCTCACGGTTGATTTTCTCGGTTTACTCATCGTCGTCATTCCTCCAATCAGGGTAACTGTCGTCATCTTCGTCTTCAATCAAAGAAAGTGCCGGAGTAGAAAGAACTACCCCGGCAGAAAAAATACAATTATCAAGTTTTGACAAATTGTTTGCCATAAGGACATCAACATATTTTTCGTCGCCGTATACTTTTTTGGAAATAATATCCCAAGTATCGCCGAGAACGGTTTGGTAAGTTGAATTTTCCATTTCAACACTCCTTATAGCTTGACTCTATCTTTAGTCTTTAAATATTTAGCCATCATTTTGTTAAATTCAGCTTGGCTCATTTTCAACGCATCGTTAACATCGTTTTTATTGGCATTTCCCTGAATTATAATCTGTGGTGAATAAACAATAGTCGGTGGGTTGTCACCGTTGCCGTCGTTGTTATTTCCCTGATTATTATTTTCAAGTTTATTCGCAAGTTCAACAATTCTGCTACCCATTGATGAAAAATTAGGATTCATCACATTAGCAAGATTATTCCACAAGCTATTAAGCGGTAGTATAGCTTCTGCACCAGCTTCGCCTACAAGATGATTTGCACCGTTAACCGACGGAATAACAGTCGGCTTTGTGAATACACCGCCTGCTGCGTGTGCTGCCTGAATTGTCGGAATAATTGTTGACCGAGGGAATATGCCACCACTTGCGTGAGGCTTTGCTTTCTTTCCATCTCCGCTATGTGGCACTGACACATTAGTTTTGATTTTTCCTGAAAAGATATTTTTTATTGCTCGGAAAATTTTTGTTGCGGCAGTAATTAGTGATGTTTTTGCTGCAAGAATTCCGTTTTTTATACCTTCAAGAATACTCTTACCAATGGTATGCCAATTAAAATTATGAATAATCTCAATCAGTTTATCAATTATACCGTGAAAACCTAATGATAATTGAGGGAAACCATTTTTAATTCCGCTAATTAGACCTTTCACTAACGAAATACCACCTTTGGCAAGCTGACCTATACCTTGAACAGTCAAAATATTAAAAATAAAATCAATAATTGTGCCGATATTTTGAAATATCAAAGGAATTGACTGAATTATTCCTTTAATTAAACCGATAATAATTTTTATTCCGGCTTCTAAAAACAAAGGAAAATTATCATTGAATATTGACATCATCTGAATAATAACATTAACAATTTCAGGTATTAGCTCAGGTGCTTTATTGGCAATACCGTTTGCAAGTGCAAGAAGTAATTTACAGCCAAGTTGCAACAGCATTGGTAACATTGTAGATGCACCGTCAATTAAATATTCAATTATCTGCATAACCGAATTTACTATTTCATCAGAGCTGTCAAGCATTCCCTTAATAAGATTCGTAAGCAAGTCTGTGCCTGCCTTGATAAGGCTTGGTGATTGTTTTACAATGTAGTTAAGTATTTTACTAAAAACATTACCAAATTCACCAACGAGACCGTCAAGGCCATCTGCCTTAAACGCATCTTTCAAATCACCAAGACATGAAGTTCCAAGCTGTACGGCATCTCGCACACCACCGCCGATATTGTCGTAAATTTCAATGCCAAGTCCTTGTAACGCACTCGTAAATAACGCAATATCACCTTCAAGGTTGTCGAGTTGGGTTGAATACATTTGGTCGCAAGCGCCTGCGCTGTTTGCGATTTTTTGTTCAAGTTCATCAAACGAATCACCACAAGACTGCATCATAGCTCTGGCAGACTTTAAATCTCGCTTATTAAAAATAGTAGCAAAAACACCGTCTACCTGCTGCTGTGACATACCTGCCATACCTTTTTGCATATCGACAAAAATATCGTTGATAGAACGCATTTTTCCATTTGCATCATAAACAGATACACCAAGCTTTTCAAGCTTAGCTGCCGCTTTTTCGGACGGTGCTGTAAGCGACAGAATTATATTACGAAGAGCAGTACCGCCTTCAGCACCCTTAATACCGCTATTAGCTAATATACCGAGCGCCGTGTTAAGTTCTGCAGTGCCACCAGCCATATTAGCGGCTGTACCACCAACAGTAAGTATAGCTTCGCCAAGCATTGAAACATTAGTGTTTGTCAATGTTGCACTTTTCGCAAGTTGGTCCGAAAAAGACGATAAATTTTGTTTTGTCGCCTTTAAATTTAAAGCTGACATTGCATCGGTTACCATATCGGAAGCTGATGCCAAGTCCATAGCGCCTGCACCTGCAAGTTTCAGGGTATAAGGAAGTGCTGTAGCCGCTTGGTCGGCATTATATCCGGCAAGAGCCAAATAGTTTAAACCTTCAGCCGCCTCAGAAGCGGTGAATGCTGTTGATTCACCCATTTCCTTGGCGGCATTTTCAAGTGTTTGGTATGCCTCAGTTTGCTTGTCAATCCCCATTGTCGCAGCAACTTGCGACATTGATGTTTCAAATTCCTTGCCGGTCTTAACGGCGGCAGTTGCCACTCCTGCAACAGCGGCTGATATAGCACTGACTGCAACAGCCGAAGCTTTCGCCATGCTCTTGATTTTCGAGCCTACTGATTGAATAGTAGAGCCAAACGATTTGTCAACTTTGCCGGCGATTTTAATAGCCAGCTTCATTTCTTTACTTTCGCTGCTCATCTAATATCCTTTCGAGTTCCTCGGCGATTTCAAGCACATCAAAAAAAGACAAGCCTGACATAAAATAGTCAAAACTTGTCTTTAGTGTCATTGATAAGCTTATCGCCAATCGACGAAAAGACTCAATTTCTTCTCCAACGCCAATTAGTCCTCGGCGAGCATAAAATTTGAAACTGTGCTTTTAAGCTTATTTGAGTCCTTTGCATCTAAACCTGTGAAAAATTCAATAGGAATGCCTGTCACCTTGGCTGACATTAACTGTGCATAATCGAGTGACATTTCCTGAAGCGCAATAATGCCCTTCTTTATACACTCACGCTCAATTTCAATCATCATCTGACCAGTGATGTTTTCGAGAGGTGACAAATCTACTGAATCATAAGTTTTACCCTCAAAAACATAAGGCTTATGAAATTCAAGAACAAGGCTTTGCTCTTCTTTAACATCGTTTACAACAACATTTTTAGCATTCGCAACATTTTTTTCTTCTGACATTTTATTTTCTCCTTATAATTAGCATTGTGAGTTGATTTCGGCCATTATATCGTTACCGTTAATGATACAAACACCGTTGAGCTTATCAAGTTCAACCTTCTTTGCACCACCATACTCGTGAAGATAGTAGCTAAGTGAAAGCGTGATTGATGGAGTGCCGGTACCGGCTTGTTTTAACGAGCCGAATTTAATTTTTTTGACAACTCCACCGAAAACAACCCTCACCGCAATATGCTTTTGCGCACCTGTTGCAGAATCGATAACCTGCTGGCTACCCCTGATTGTAAGAGTAAGATTTTGACCGTTTGCCAAAGTATCAAAGAAACTTTGGTCGGCATTGACAAACGGAATTTCCTGTTCAATCGCATCGGTATGACCGGGTGCGATTCCGTCAATAGTACCAAGTAAGCCTGCTGCTTCAACACTTTCGCTCTTAAACTCGATTTCAGGAAGTGTAATTTCCGCACTGACGCCAACCTTAAGTGCGCCGTCTTTGTAGACATTGAATTTGTTTAAAACATTACTAATATCCATAATTAACCTCCTGTGAGTGCATCCTGAATAAGAGTAGGGTCAAATTCAAGAACATTTTCAATATATTCTGCAGGTGTGAACGGACTAAATTTTTGGTGAAATTTAATTTTGCCGTTCATAATGTCTGTAACAGGGTTTTCGGCTTCAATAAATTCAAGCTTCATCCCTGCAACAAGACCTTGAGCAACAAGGCTGTTGCCTCTCAAATTTTCGGCATCAACGATACTTTCAATGAGTTTGTAGTTGGCATTGTTGTCAACCTTATCAAAATAAGTCTTAATGAAAGTGTTTCCCTGCCAGTTGAACATTCTTCTCACTGAAATCCAACGGTCCTTAGGGTCGGTATTACTCGGATAACAAGAAGTGTTGTTACCCCAAACTCGCCAGCTGCCGTTAATAGGAATAGCTGTAACTATGCCCTGTGAGTTAAGTGCATTTGCCTGGTTTTCGTCAAGGAGAACATCGCTTCCGTCGTCAAGACAAGCGCCCTGAACAGGCATTGTTTTGTTTGACGGTGAAAGAGCCGGAATATCTGAATTTTCGCTATCCATGTAACACATTTCTGCCGCAAGCACCGTTGAATAATGCATAATGTTACCGGCATACTTAACCTTTGGCCATACTGAAATAGCGTATTCGCTTGTGAAACCGTTTGATGTTTTAATTTCTGCAACATCTGTGTATTTCTTTGCCGAAGTTGCGCTAATGTCAAGAATGCACATAAGCTTGTAACGGCTGTTAAGCTCTACGCACTTAGCCTGCATAACAGCACCGATGGCAGGAAGTTTTGAATAACCCGGTGCAATGAGAATGCCCGGTGTCATTCCGAATTTCGGGTCAACTTGTCTTAAGAGTTCGATACCGGTTTCCTTGCCGGTTGAGGCATCAACACCGCCGATAATATCTTCAGCTTTAACAGCAGTTGGGTCAATTTTGTTACCGCTTACGCTAAGTTTTGTGTTACTGCCAACACTCTGCTTACCCGCTGCTGTAAGAGAAATGACAACATTACCGTCTGAATCAAATTCAGCAAGATAATGAGTTGTTGCTGTGAGTTTTGCAGAACTTGAACCTGTAACTGTAACATTAAGGCTATCGAGTAACATTCCCTTTTCGGTCATTACTGCCTGACCATCTGTAATTTTGCATTCGACTGCAGAAACTGTTTTTTTGTGTTTTTCTGGGTCAAGAACATTAACGAAAATAATCGGTGCGTTATTTCTCATTTTGAAGTTTGCATCCATACTTTCGCAAAGCGTATAGTTGGCATAGTCTGAACTGTAGCCGAGTGCTTCAACTGCTTCGGCAAAACTGTAAGCAATGATGAGCTTATTAACTGCCGATGCAGGGTCAGCGAGTAAGTTAATCGGTGCAGTACCGACAACAACCTGCAAACCTGCTGTACTTTCAACCGGAGTTGCAAGACTTGTAGCCTGTTCTTGAACTCTCATACCGTGATTGTATGACATTTAGTTTTCCTCCTGATTTGAATTAAAAAAAGACTTAACTTTGCGATAAAATGCATAAGTTGAGCCTTTTTTATTTGAAATATTGTTAAGTGAAGTAGCAATTTCGGACAAAGGAACAATAAGTTCATTAACAGGCGGACACTGTTCAATAGCTATAACAAGATTTTGGGGTAAGCCATTATTAAAAACAGTTCCTGTTGCAACAACATTTTTAATTGTCGGACCGAGATAAATTACAACTTCATTAGATTTTGATTTAGCCATTAGCAATAATCATCCTCTCTTGTGTAACTCGGAACAGCAAATGTCAACTCAACACCACCAAAAAAATACGGAAAAGTTTCCGTATCCCCGACAGTCCAGTCGACATCGCCGATTCGATAATATTTATTAAAAGTTGGGTTAACAGTGAATTCTTCTATAACTCTTTGAATTGTGATAAGCACATCATCAGTGCCAACATAGTTTTCATCATCATTGAAAATGCAGATAAGAATAAGAACCTTAATATCCTGCACACCTCTGCCGGTTTCTTCGTGGTGTTTACCCGAATCAAGCCTGATGACAATATAAGGTGCAAGCGCATCTTCATCATTTGCCATTAGCATAGGTGTGTCATTTTTGTAAATGCTGAATTTTGCAGGCTTGCCGTCGCTACCGGTCAGCCGAAAATTTTTAAATAACTTTTCAAGTTCAATTTTTAAATCGTCTTGAAATTCTCTAATCGTTATCATTCATAACCTCCCAGCACTTTTTCAATATGCCTGTCAATTTGTTTTTGCAAATATTCATTTATTTTTGGTTCAACTATTCCATAAACACGCTTTTCGTTGCCGAGCATAATCGGAATACTATTCGAATAAAGTATTTTAATAGGTAATCTTGGCTTGCCGATTCTTTGAGCAATAGAAGCGTGACCGTTTGCGAATTTTATTACGAAAGCCTTTATACCGTTTTTTTCAAGTGATTTTAGACCACCTCTTTGCAAAACTCTTGCTTTAGTCATTTTTTTGCCTTTTGAATAACGATATTTAATAAGCTCAATTGGTTTGCCTTTACTTTCAATAACAGCTTCAAGATTACTATAATTAGCTTTACGGATTAACATAGATTTGTTAAACCCTTTGCTTGTGTTAACAGTATATTTTTTTTGAGCTTCTTTAGCCATTTCTCTCCTTGCCCAAGCAGCTGTGTCGTTTATTGATTTTGCAAGAACTTTAGGAGTTTTACTCTTTAAGTCACCGAGCTTTTTTTCAACATATCGGTAACTATCGTCCAATTCGAGTGTTACCAGTTGAATTCACCTCCAAAGTAATAGAATAGATTCCGGCTTCGGACACGGCATCAATAACAATATATTTTTTGCCGTCAACATCAAGAAGACCGTTAATTCTCGGTAATTCGCCGAAATCTGAAGACTTCACATATATTAAAATGTGACGAACAAAAACGCCGTCACCCTTGCCGACATATTTAATTTCGCGGTCAACTGCCTCGTTATCATCAATAAGGCAGTTCATAGGCTTTCCGCCGATTGTATGCATTTCTGAAAATTCATCAATATTCAAAAATGTGTTGATGTCTTTTTGAAGCTGGCTTTTAAAACTATTCATATTTTTAAATCATCCTGTACATTCAGTTTAATACCTTTTAGGCACTCTGCCTTCAAGATTTATTTCAAATTCACTGTTAATTGAATTAACTTCGACACCCGGATGAGCGCAAACTCTCTTTGCCTTTGGAAAAGTATCAACCGGAAGTTCTTCAAGCCATTTTGCCGAGCCTGATTCTATCCAAGTATCAGCATATTTATCGTTGTATGGCAATTCTTCTCCCGGATGATAATATTTATTCTCAAATAGGATGTCTTTTTGTGCAACCAAATACATTAGCCTTTAAGCTTAACCTTGATAAGCTTTGCCTCGGCTGTTACGCTTTCAGCAGCGTAACCAACAAGCAAGTTGCTTGTTGATGTATCAGTAATACCGGTACCGTCATAATATACGGCATCACCGATTGTGATTGCCGCTGTACCTGTTTTTGTAATTTCAAAAACGCCCTCAACAGCGATAGCACCTGTTGCGTTTGGTGCGATAGTTTCTTCAACAACACCGATACAGGACTGTAATTTTACGATACTGCCTGCTGCAAGCGGTGAACTTGTCGAATTAGTATAGTCGAGGGATTCACCCCTCTGCCAATATGTAGCTGTAGCCATTTATACTACCTCCTTATTTTAAAGTTTAACGCCGTTGTTACGAACAGCTTCTCTGTGGTCCATAATTGTGATACCCCAATCAAGGAAAATATCCCACATTAAACCGAGATTGCCTGACTTATTAGAAAGTCTGATTTCGGGTGTTTCGTTGCCGTTAAGATAATCAACTTCGACAAAATTGCCGTCGCCGATAATAAACCAAGGACAAGCGTTTGAACCAGCAAGTGCGTTAAGTGTAGCATCTTCGATAATATCAATACTTGCTTCCATTTCTGAAAGTGGGTTAAATGCTTGAGTATTGCCGGCAGTATTGATTGTCTGTGAATGGAAAATCTGTTTCAAAATCATACCGTAACCGATAGGAACAACAATAGCCTTAGGTTGAATAAGACAAGGTTCGCCGAACTCGTCTTTCTGTAACTGAAGAAGCTTAAGACCGGCTTGGATAGACTCGAATGTCGGTGCAGTGCCGGAAGTAATAACATTATTATGCTTTGCATCAAAAATTTTAATGCCATCAGGCATAGCTGCGTTGTCAAACATTGCAGAATAGACTTGCTTGTTTTGAGTCTTGTCTGCTGATTCAGCATATTTCATAGGAATTTTTGTGACAAAACCAATATCATCATTGATAAACGCCTGTCTTGTCATTGTAAACTGACGACCGAAAGTTTTAAGCTGACGGGTTGGTCTTTTTGCATCTGTCGGAATATCGGCTTTGAGTTCGCCACCTTCAGGCACTTCAAGGAATTCTCCGGCAGTACCGGCAACCCAGTAGTTGTCATTTTTCTTAAAATCAGGGAGTGTGCCAATTTTTGCAAATCTTCTGAATGTTGTATTTGCTCTCTTGTGACCTTCCTGATATGATTTATTGATTGTCTGCTCGACAATTGATGGAAATGCTGAAGTTGGGTTAAGATAGCTTTTCGTCATAAGGTCGTAAACATAACCGTCGCTTCTCAAATGAAGATTTCTTTCATTGCAACCTTCATGTTGCATACATTCAATAGCAAGTCCTTTCAAAGACATACCACAAAGGTCTCTTGCGCCGTCGGTTGGGTTTGAAAGTGAAATACCTGACCTTATCATAAGCGCATCAGATGCAGCACTTCTGAATTTGTCAGCTTCGGAAGCTTCAGTTCTTACAGAGCCGCCGGTTTCAATACCTGTGCCGTTTGCCTGAATTTTGTTCAAGATTGCACTTCTTACACCGTCAACAGTTGTACCGTCATTGATGAACGGTGTCGGGTCAATATCAAAGCTTCTGCAAAGTGCGTTAATTTCAATGCATCTTTGTCTTTCAGCAGTTTCGCCCTGTCTTTGATTTTCACCGTTTGACAGTGTGTTTTTTCCCTGCTCGTTTTCTCTTTGCAAGTTATCAATCTTACCTTGCAAAGTATCGAAAGAGCGTTGTTCGTCCTCATTAAGACTTCTGTTTTCAGCTTTAGCCTTGTCAACAAGTGCCTGCTGTTCTTTAATGAGGTTGTTGAGTTTGTCTTTCTTGTTCATATTTAACCTCCTATAATGAACATTTGTTTTTATTTATTTTGATTTGTGCTTCAGCAAGCGCTCTTGCGACTTCCTTATTCACAATTTCAAAATCTCTTGCTACGCCGACGGTAGGGTCAGCCGGCACGGAAACGATTGATATTTCAAATGGTTCCCATTTTCTGGCAATATAACAAGGGCCTGCAAAACGCTTGTCTGCCGATACCGAGTTAGCGGCAACATTTTCGACGGCTGTAATTCTATAACCGATTGATGTGCCTTTGAGTGTTTCATTTTTTACTTTTTCGTAAATTTCATTAGACTTTTCGTCTTCGTCAAACTGAATTTGAGCAACGCCACGGTTGTTTTCAACCCACGCTTTCAAAACCTTGCCGACTACAAAGTCACGGTTATGATTGAACAGAACGCAACCAATATCATTAAGCCTTGTCAAATCAACTGCACCGTCGGCGTGGTCAAGTATTTCGGTCTCACCATATCTTGAATACGGTTCTTCCGAGCTGAAACTGAGTGTTACTGTTCGATTATCTTCGTCAATCTCACGAAGTTTAAACGGCAACGAGCGTGTGCCTATGCTTCTGTTTTTATTTTCTGCCATAAAGTATTCCTCCTATATCAATTCCGGCATCTTCGCCGTATTTGTTAATTTCGGCTATTTCGTCAATAGTCTCTTTCCAATCCTTACCCTTTTCAGCACAAAGTTCTGCAAAGGTTTTCTGCATAGTAGAAAGTGCAATTTTATCAGCGTTTGCTTCCTTGAGCGGGTCTATCCACTTTTTAGGCGACTTTACCCATTCATGTTTAAAATATTTGCTTTTATTGCTCCAAAAATCTGGAATAACAACAAGACCTGAAAGAACGCAAGAAATAACAAATGTTTCATAAATTTCATCCATAGCGTTATTAAGCTGTTCAATCTCTTCGTTATAAGTTTCGTCGTCTTCGATAATTCCCTGACGAGCAGAAGAGTAATTTGATTTGCTCATATCACGAGATGTAGCCTCATAGCTTAGCCCTTGGCCTGCTGCAATCAATCTTTGCTGTATTGCAATAAAGGTTGATGCATCAGACGATTGACCGCTTGGATTAACAACTTGAATTTCATCACCAGCATTCAATTCGGTAATCATACCCGGTGCAAGTGTTTTTTCGTTGTAACTCATTAGATTACTGTTATTTGCTCCTGCTCTTCCAAAACCAGAGCCGGCCGTCGGCATAACTTTTTTTACAAAAACAGAAAGACAAGCGGCAATTCGCTCTTTAACCGACACAGCGGTCATAAATTCCGTAATATCACGAACTCTTGTAACTGACGGTGAAAGGTCGGAAATTTCACGAATTTGCGTTGGTCGTGTTTTGGTGAAATAGAAAATCACATTTTTTGCTTCAATGTATTTTGGCGGCAAAAGCGTAAAACCGTCCGCTGCAAACTGCCTGAACCAGTACCCAACAGGCTTGCTGTATGCATCAAATTCAATGCCGTCAACAACTCGGTTATCTTTGTTGTGTGGGGTTCTTTGTGAAATATCAAGGCTGTCAACTTCCATAAGCTGTAATTTTAAAGGAAGTAAGCCATCTTTGGTGAAGACTTTTACGAATAAAATACCGCCGTCAACTTTCTTCCTCACGGCGGCCATCCTTAGCATTTCTGTGAAATTTTGTGTACCTGTAATATCACAATTTCGGGCTTTGCACCATTCTTCCCAGAGTTCGTTAAGTTCTTTGCATAACTCTTGATTTTCAGGTATTGTAATCTTCAGCTTAAATCCCGAACCGACAACATTACGCTTAAAAGCTTTAATAACTCCGTTCATAATGTCGGAGTTACGCTCAAGGTCTCTTGCCCTTGCCCTAACAATATCACGGTCCATTCGGTCGGTTATTTGTGCGTTTTGGTTAATCGCTCGCCAATTACTACGGTGGTAACTGCCAGCATCATAATTGCTTCGCACTTCATCAATAGCACTACGATAGGAAAGTCGTGCATACCCTCGCTGCGGGCTGAAGAAAGAAACTACTTTATCTACGACATTTTCCATTTAATCACCTGCCTTCAAATATGCCGACATATGTATTATCAAAAAGCGGGCTTCCGCTTGATTGATTAACTCTTGATTCGAGTTCTTTTTTGAGTGCTACAAGATCAGCTAAATTTGCTCTTGTGAGCGACCTGCTGCCTATCTTATAGCTTTGGCCACCTGTGGCAATAGCTTTAATTGCCTCGTTAACATATTTAAGCATTTGTTCGTCGGTAATACCGTTTTCCTCAAATACTTCTTTAATTTCACTCATTCGTCAACCACCCTTCATTTACATTTATCCAATTTTCTTCATTGCTGTTTTGACTTGGTTGCACTTCCTGTGGTGCTTCAAGCGTATCAAGGTGTAATGTTCGTACACCTCTTATGTCAGCAGCGGCAAGTGCATACTTTTCGCAGTCGCCGTAATGGTTGTCTGCGTGTGATTTTTTTAATTGCCATTTTTCAACAATTCTGCCGCCTGCCGTTTTGATTTTCACTTTATGCTCAGCAGTAACTTGTTCTGCATATTCTCGGTCACATCCTTTATACACCATCCAAGAACCACGACCGTTAGGTTTGTTCATTCTTGAATAAATCATATCCATATATTTGCCACCGTCTACAATGACAAGTTGCATACCGTTCGCCTTACTCGTAACACGGTTGATTTTACTAATTTTAAAATGTGACATAAGAGGATGCGAAGAGCCTTTGACCGGGTAAGCCCAGTCAGAATTGCAGGCGCAAAAATCATAAACTGCATCAGTATTGTCGCCGGAGTCAATCAGTGCTATCTGAACAATTCTCCTCTCACCTGATTCGGTTAGGTATTCACGGTTCATAATTTCCTCAATGTCGTTAAAACTCAATGCTTGGCCGTGTGCAACATTTTGTGAAGTTATGTAATCTCCAAATGCTCGAATAGTCCAATACAGTGAGTTTTCCTGAACATCGACACCAGCGGTAAGGAGCTTACACCAGTCGGGAACGATAAACTCTTCAAGCTCTGTTTGTCTTTCAAGAACCAAGTCCGCATTACTTTTAACTTTTGTGTCTTCCCAAGGTTCGGCAAGCCAAGAATTAACAAAGTTTTGAAAGGTTTCGCGGTCCTCTTTAGTCAGCACAAATTCTTTCGCTATTTCCGAAAACCTCACGAATGGTGAATATAAAGTATTCATCCAAAAAGCTATGTTTTTCGGAAATTTTGTTTTCTTTTCGACCGTTTTCCATTTGCCGTTTCTTAGCATTTGTTGTTTATGTGCATCGGTAATTACCGAGCCACATTCTTGGCAAACATAAAATGCTCGCTCTGTTCTGTCAACAACCGAAATGCTTTTGTCGTCACTCCACTTAACTTGGCTAAATTTCAGCTCAATCATTTTACCGCAATGAGGACACGGAACAAAGTAGTGCCTTTCCTCGTCGGCTTTTTCGAGTTCTTGCCATATGTGACCGGTTTTTAAAGTTGGTGTAGAAGTAATAAATATTTTGCTGTCAGGGAATGTTTTTGTTCTTTCCGTCGCGAGCTTAATCGGGTCAGCTTCTTTTTTAGCGTTAGTCGGGTATTTATCTACCTCATCTAAAAACAGAAATTTAATCGGTTTGGAGGATATGCCTGTCGGTGAATTTGCACCTGTAAGGCTTAAGTACATATTATCAAATTGCAATTCAAGCAATTCGGAATCATTATCTTTAAAATGCTTTTCAAGCTGAGGTGAAATTCTAAGCATCGGTTGTAATCTGTTTTCAGAAACAGAACGCGCTAAATCCTCGGTGGGATAAACAATCATTGACGGTGCGGCATTTTGCGCAACAACATAACCAATCATATTATGCAACGCTTCCGTTCCACCAACCTGCGTAGGCTTTACGAAAATTATTTTTTCTGTTGTTGGAACACTAAATTCATCCATAATTCCTATAAGATATGGTGTCATTGAATTATGCCACGGCCCGGGCATTGCTGCGGTTTTAGAATCAAGCACTCTATGTTTTTCTGCCCATTGAGAAACAGTCAAGTCTTCAGGCGGTAAAAGCTCGGCAAGGCATTCTTTTATATATGATGATGTTTTATATTTTGAAATTTGTCTTTTTCTCATTTGTTATCCGAATATGATGCAACGACAAAACTTGTCAGTTGGTTCTTAATATCCTTATCAATTTCAGCTTCTATGGTACGAATTTGCAAAGGGTCAATATATCCGTTAAGCTGAGCAGCTATTCTCGGTGAAATACCGAGGGCAAACTTTTTAAACACATTAAAAAAACGGTGATAATCTTGTTCGACATTTGTCTTGTCAAGATATTCACCGTCTGCTATTTTTGCTTTGATTTTGTGTAACTCAATTTGACTGTTTTTAAGTTCAATATCGCTTTTAAGTTTTGCTTTTTGCAATTCAAGCATATCTTCGCTCTTCTTTCCACTTTTGGAAACCGTTTCTCGAAGATATGTAACATAATTTCGCACCGTTGAAGTCAATTCATATTGATTGCCGTCTGTTGTTTTCGTTACTGTAATAACACCGTCTTTAGTAAGCTGTTGTATTCTGCGTTTTGTCAAGCCCAAAAGGTCGGCAATTTCTTCTGTGTTTTTATAGCCTTGCATTTTTCTTCCCACGAAATTGCCTCCTTAATTTTGATTATTTATTTTGTTAGCTTGGCTTGTTAAATTTAAAGTCTCTTATTTAGCATTTTTATCTTAAAATTTACTAATGCGAAGCGAAATGCCTTTTTCAAAAAAATTTCATATCCGTTTTTTCTTCGGGCCTTCCTCGCCCCGCGAACCCCGGTACCGTAGGAAGTACCTACGGAAAGAGCAACCGGGAAACGCTTTAGGAACGCAGCAAGCTGGCAGTACATTGCCATAGCCTACTCGGTTTGAGTTACTGCTGTTGCTGTGTTGAAGTATTATAAGAACGATACGCTCGAGGTGTTGTATCGTTCACATAATTGATAAGAAAACAGACCACTACTGTTACGCAGTGGTCTATTGAAAGGAGAATAGTTTATCTGTCCGAATAAACTACAATACTATTATAGCGACTAACAAATAACTAATGGTGCCTAATTATCAAGCTTATTAGTAATTCGTAAGAATTTTTCATAATCGACCTGCTCATCTTTAAAGACCTCAACATACTCACGAGCCTTTTTCAATTCGTCTCCACTGAACATTACGCCTAATGCATTATATAATCTTTCATATTGTACGATATTTAACAGCCGTTTTATTGCAACTTTGTTTTGCATATCAACAACGGCTTTTTTATATTCATCACTCATATACTTTAGCCTCGACATCTTTTGCATTTATCAATAAATACTTAACACCGTTTGAAGCAACTTCATTACCCCTGTAACCTGCAACGATTATTTTGTCACCTGCATTAAACAAGCCTTTTTCAATATCATTGCTGACTGCAACAACGGTATAGATTTTACATTCTTTTTTAATCGGGTTGACGAGTAATAAGCCTGCTGCCGTTTCGTTTATTTCAGGGTCAGCATAAACAAGTAGTTGCTGACTAATCGGTCTTATTTTCATAATTCACCTCGTAATATTCGTTAATTATAGCCATAGAAATTTCATTATCGATAATCATATCTATTGCTTTTAAAGTGTGATAAGTGACCGTGCTTACATATGACCAATACATTTCTTTGCAAATGTCATCATTTGAAAGGTTATCAATATATTTGCTTTCTATAACATTTCTTTCAATCGAATCAAGCGGAATAGCTTTCAGCACAATAAGAGCATCTGACAACGCTTTATATTTGTTTTGGATTTCAGTGTTGATTTGTTCAATCACATCTTCTTTTCTATACAAATATGCAGCAGCGCCGTCACTTACCTTTGAGCCTTTGGGCATAACTGAATACCGAATGCCGTTAATAGGCTCGTTTTCATCTTCTTGCAATTCTGTCAAGCGTTTGGTAAGTTGCGCTATTCTTCGTTTAATTATTTTGTATCTCGACAAATAGTCTCTCACTCTTTGCCTTTGAACATTTCTTTCGTCAGTAGTCATATGTTAACTCCTTTATTCGGTCAGTTCTTTAAAATAATACGGTTTCGTTTTAACAAATTTAATCATACCGAGTTTGTTTGCTTTATCGTCCCAGTCACGGACGGTAACACCTCTTCGAGTAAGTTCTCGTAGAAGGTTATTCATTCCGCCGACGAGTTCTTCAACGGTTGCACCGGCAAGTTCGTTTACAGCCTGTTTATTTTTTCTTTTTTGAAACTGATTTTTTCTCTTTGACATATTTTATCTCCTGCCTGCACAAATCATATTTGTATAGCAAATTTTCATATTTAACCTGAATTCTGACCGTTTTCGCAATATACTTTTTCATTTTCTGCATCAGCTTACAGTTTTCTTTAAGATAGCACTGATTGCATACTGCTACGGTAATATCGCAAGTGCTGTTTATCTTTTTACCGATTTGTCCACCTTTGCGGGAATAAAGAAAAAAGCAGGTATGATAATATGCAAAAGCGAGACTGTAACAAATCAGTTTTATGTAATACTTAAGCATCGTTTAAAATCACTCCAATCTATTGCCTGTCCGCAGTTATAACAGCAATCGCATATCCTACTTATAAGTTCGTTACAACAAGGGCAACGATAAACTGTTGTGCCTTTTCCCCAAAAACCATTGCCTACTTTGATTTTGGGAACTTCGACTTTGTGAGCTGTTGGCTTTTTCGGTATCTGCTTTTCAAGAGCAGAAATCGCTAATGTTTCCGCTTGCTGAATTTTATCGGAAATTCCTAATTGCGCTTTTCTTCTAATAAAATAGTCTAATGCTTCTTGCGCTGTCATTCTGACACCTCACTCCTTTCTAATATTTGACATCCTTGTGTCCGAAATACAGCCACCACCGTTTTACATTGCCATTTATCGCTGTTACCTTTAATTCTTTAATTTTTTTGTTATTACTTTGATAAGTTTTAATCTGTTCTTTTACTAAGGTATCGCTCTTTAGTTCAGGGTAAATAGAAACTAACTGTATATAGCTATCAGGCTTTACCTCTGTAAAAACATCTTTTTCGTGTTGTTGATAGGCTGTTATTGCGGTTTCAATTTGCTGTTCAATTTTTGCATTTTCCTGTTCATACATTGCAATCTTTTCGTTAATAACGCTCAAATTCGAAACTTGAACAGCTAAAGAAATCGCTACAATAACACCAATAACAAGTGGTATTGAGCCTAAAAAAATGCCAAATATTCCGTCACAATTACAATTCGCATCTATAAACCACGAAGCAACACACCATATCAACAAAAACACTAAAATAACAATAATCATTCATTTCTACTCCCTCAACTCATATTTTTCTTGTAATCTTGTATTGCTTTTTCAATACATTCGGAAACACTTAATGGGCATTTCCTTGCAAAGAAACTAGCATGGAAATTTTCTAACTTCGGTAGAATTTTACTTTTTAATGGTTCGGGTATGTCACTCCATTCGTGACTGCGAATGAACGCAATTATGTATTCCACTTCGTCAAGTGTAAGTTCTAAAGTTTCATCAATCATTTCCGTTCAACTCCTATTTTCATTTGTTCATAATCACTTTTAACTACTGTTCTCGGCTTATACTCTGCAAAATTTCCGTTTTCATCTTGCCTAAATATATCTGCGTTCAAAAATTCAAAATGTTTACATTTGTTAGGTCTTTTTGCTTTAGTTGCTTTGTAAAATCTACCTGCTCCGTCATCTCCACAGGGTGCTTTTGCCGTACAGATGAAATCGGTACACTCACCGTTATAATCAAGAGCGTTTGCACAATATCTACAATACTGATTTTTAGTTCGTTCCATTGTTAAGCTCCTTTAATCTTGCCTCTGCTTCCTCTGTGTTATATGAATTTTTACCGCAAATATCTATTAGCGGAGTCCCCCATTTATTCTTGTCGATATAAACAGTGGCATATCTTCCGTTGAATTTTTGAAGATATATATTGTCTGCAAACTTTCCATTAACAAGGTACTGTTCAATCATTGCGATAAAAGGCAGTTCAATAATGCGTGATTTATCCTTGAAATGTAAACAATGTTTTTCAACATCATCACACTTCTTATACATAATAGATGATATACTTACTTTGCCTTTTATAACAGGCAGAAAATCAATGCTGTTTATTCTTCTATGACATACATCATAATGATAACAATCTTTACAAGTCATTTTTCATCACCTCATTTCAAGTATTCAGGTGTTTCAAAGGTCATTTGCAATGGGTTATCACCAACCCACCACATCATTACAGCTTCAGGGCTATTCCAACTGTTATTATCAAGCCCTGCTGCCTCTCTTGCCTTTAACATTCGCCTGAATGCTCGCAAATAGTTATCTCTGTACTTTGGATAATGGATAAAATCTGCTTTCATACCTTTACCGTTTTGCATAGGGCAACCGATACATCCAATACGCTTCATTCCGCATTGATATAAAGGATTTGACTTACATCCATAGTGATGCAGAAATTCCCACACATCTTTATCAGTCCAATCAATGATAGGATTGACAAGCGTTGAGGTTGTCCTATAGCACCGTTCAACCATTCGGCGACTTTCGTCATTATCAATATTAAGTATCAAACCGCCTTTTGGTACTTGCTCATATTCCGCTTGCAATTCTTCTGCAAGTGCGATTGTCGATTTAGGCTTGCCTATAATCTTTACAACGCCACCATTTCGCTTTCTGCTTGCGCTTTCCGCCCAACGAACACCTGTTACCTTAACTCGACCTTTTCCACCTTTTTCTTTCAGTTCATCACAACAATAACGGATTAACCTTGTAGGTGGAAGTTTCTTTTTTTCAATTAACTGCCACATTGAATACTTAGGCATTTCAATGTGAACATTCGGTATTGATTTGATATATTGGACCGTTTCGGGAGCGTCAACAGTTGTTAGATTGTGAACTATATCGTGCTTAACTCCTGCAAGGTCAGCAAGAATGCGAATGCTGTCACTGTCTTTACCACCGCTATAACACAAATAATACGGTTCGTCAGCAGGCTCAAACGCTTTTAAGCGTTCTATTGCCGTGTTTATTTTTGTTTGTAATTCGCTCATATCATCACCTCACCCTGCTGCTATGTAAATTTCAAAATCAACTATTCTAACTCAATCTTTTGATAAAGTGACCGATGTCTGCACTGCCGTGGCAAGAGGTGAATAAGCCAAAGTGCTATTTGATTATTTAATAATTTTGTTTTTCCTTGCTTGTTCAAAATGTTATTCACATTGCTTTAGCAGATGCAGCACATCGCTTTTGTTTATATGTTTTCTATATTTTTCGCAGTTGACTGCAAAACGCCGATTATTGCCGGCTTAAGCTTGCCGACAGTCTCAGTATCGGTTTGAGAAAGCTTGGAAAGCAGCTCGACAAGTGTATTGCTTGTGTCCTGAAATTCGTCGAAATAGACCTTAAGCATTGTGACCTGAGGATTAGCGCCGGTAACCTTTGCTTTTTGCTCGGCTTCTTCAAGTTTAGCTTCAATTGAAGTCTTTTGCCTTTGTAACTTTTCGTTTTCCTGCTGCAAGGAATTGATTCTATCGGCGCTTTTCTTTTCAGCTTCGTTGACAGCATTTTCGATTTTTTGGTTAACGCTGGCTTTTTCCTTTTTAAGTTTTTCTTTATATTTCTGCTCAATTTCAGAAACTTGCTTTTTAATTTCTTCTTCGTCAACAACTTTGGTTGTCGTTTCTGCTTCTTTTTGAGCGTTTGCCAATTCTTCGGTAAGTTCTTCGATTTTTGCTTTAAGATCCTCATTCTCTTTGCTTACCGTTTCATCAGAAATAACTTCCTTTGGTGACTGCGAAAGTTTCTCAAGCTGAAAGGTCAACTGTTCATTGTGTTTTTTATATTCGTCAACCTTTTCTTTAAGCTCTCTTACTGACAAACTTTCAACATTTTCTTCGGCGACAAGTTCTTCACGCTCGTAAGAATCAATTTGGGAAATAAGTTCAAGCTTGGTAATACCGAGAGAAGAGTTTTCTTCGAGGTACTTCGGGCCGAGCTTTTCATATGTAGAAATATATGAGTAAGCTTGTCTTTGTTTTATGCCGACTTTCTTCTCTGCATATTCTTCAAAGGTTTCGAAACCGAGTTCTTTATAAAGCCGTTCGTCTCTCATCGTTTTGAGGTCTCGGCAAATTTCAAGAAGTGTGCTTTGCAAAACCTGTCCGTTTGCCATAATTCTTGCGTGAATGATATTAGCTTTTTCCGTTAATGTTAATTCGTTCATTATGCTACCTCTTTCTTGGTTGTTTTCTTATGCTTTGCTTTATATTGTTTTAATTTTGTTTGATATGCCTGTTGCCATTTTTTAATAAATCCGTATACCTCCGGTGCAGGTGCAGCATTACACTTTGCTCGATACTGAACAAGCTGCCCTTTCGTGTCAACTTCAACAGTGACGAATGGCGTTTCCTCGTCATCTTTTTTTCTCAAGCAAAATAAATACTTTTCGCCTTTCATATAAGGAATTGTATAGTCTTCTCCTCCAACACATATATTTTGAATATGACCTTCGGTTATTATTTCTGCAATATCTTTGAACGGTCGTATCAAGTATGTTTCGTCATTGTAAACGAAAACTCGTCTTAAAAACGGTAAGAATTCTTTCTTGAAGCGCTTTAACAATTCTGCATTTTCTTTATTTTTTCTTTCTGCCTCTTTTCGGTTGTTAAAATGCATCATATTGTCGTGCGCCTCTTGAGGGTATCTCGGATATAGCGCTTTTTTATCAAGTGAAATTTCATATTTCTTAAGCCATCCGATATAATCCTGATAGTCATTCAGGGAATAATTCTTTTTGATTAAATATTCAAGAGTCTTTTTATCGCCTTTATATGTGCTCAAACAGTAGTGGTTATTTTGGGCCCAGATGATACCACTTTCTGTCAATGCAACGCCGTTTTTTAAAAGCATTTCTATAATTCTCAAACTATATTTATTGCTTTTAATTATTTTCATTTCTTCTTTGGTGTGAACTCTAAAGAAATCTTTAACTGTTTTTGCTCTGTAATTCGTTCCACACCAGCCGTACAGCAGTATATGAGCGATTGTTTTATCGAAACCCTCTTTTTGGAGTTTTTCGTAGATTACCGGATGTTTGCAAAACATATTCACGCAATCCGGAATATATAATTCAGGAAAATACACCTCTGAAGCGATGTATTCGCACATTTCAAAATATTTGAAGTTGGGATTTTTCTTAATTTCTTCCAAATTCATAAATGTCATAGGTGTCGGATTAGAATACAATCGACTCCAATATGTGCTCGGAAAAGATAAGCATTTTGGAAAACTCGACATTTTATAAAATGTTTGTTTTTCTTCCGGTTCGTAGAAATAATAGTGATGGTCAAAATATCGATTATATCGCTTATAGCATTGCGTAGGCTTTGTCGGCTTATAATATATTCGATAATGCTCTGAATATTTGGTTTCGACATTTTCATAACTTCCGCTGTAATTACGCATTAGTGCATATGAGCGAAGAAGAAGTGTATCGTCCTTTAAATTTTGAAACACTGCTATATAGCCATAATTAGTAAGTCTTGACCTACCCCTGCCGGCATCCTTAACCATAACCGACTTATTGCAATATGGGCAATTTGTTTCTTCATTATGGCGCATATATTTAATACTTGACTCGGGTTGCACTTCTATTCCGTCAATTTCTAAACTGTCGAGCCTAAAGCGTCTTTTACAGCAAGTGCAATATGCTGTGTGTGTTTTGCACTCTTTGAAAATGTAACCGTAATCAAATACTTCATCATCTACCTGCTGCTTGAATTTCTTCGTAAGCGGTTTTGTCATTTGAAAAAGTTTTTCTGTTTCATTTTTCGCCATAATCTAATCTCCTACAATACATCAAACAGATTCACTTTTTCTGTTGCATTCGACTGCAATTCTTCAAAACCGTAATATTCACAAACCCACGCCCAAAGGTCTTCATCGTCGCCGCCAACAAAAGAACCTGCACCCTGAATTTGAGTATTTCCGTTTTCTTTTGCGTGATTATAAATATTCATAATGCAGCCTTGAAGAGTTTTGCTCTTTTCAAGAAGCTTCTTAGCGTTGGCATCATTGATAAGCATTGTATCAATGATTCGTTGAACGACCTTGCTTGTAATATATGCATTGTTGATTTTCTCGGCTTCCTTGTCGATTTTATCAATAGCCTGCTTTACTAATTCAGTCATATTACTCAACCTCGCTTTCTTAAGGCCAAAAGAATTTTTGCAAGTTCATTAACCATTGTGTTGGGAATTAAAGATTTTGAACCCATAATTACAGCTGAAAGGTTTAAGCCTGTTTTGACAGCAAATATATTATTGCCGTTGACTTCAGTTCGCCAATACACTTCAAAATCTTCGTCATAAATCGGTGTGAAATAATATGCGTTAATAAAGTCAATTTCATCACCAAACAAAACCGGAACATATGTCACACCGTTAATGCAAAGAGATACTGTGCTAAGATTGCAAACTTCGTCATTTACTGTACAATCTGCATATAATGTATTTTCGTCTGTTATATTTTCGTAAGTAAATATTGTTTCATCAGCTTTTTTATTACTGATGTCAGCAACGCTTATCAGGTATTCTTCATTGTAAATCGGGTGACCGTACAATGGATATACAGTTAAACCGTCGCCAAGCAGTTGATATTCGGTTTCGCCGTCGGCATTGTGTTTTGTTACAATGCAAAATTTGCCGTGTTTTTTGCATATAGCAATAATTTTATTAAATTTCATAAACTATTCTCCTTAATTTTAAAATTAAATTGTTTTGTTGATTACATACAGCGAAAAAGTAATAAGTATTGCCGCTGTAATTAAAAAATATCGTGTATAAATTCTAAATTCTTTCATCCGTTTGTCTCCTTAATACTGATACCGTGAACAAAAAGCATCAGTTTTCTTTTAATTATGTAATCTTTCGTTTTCTTGCCCTTGCAATCTTCAACAATATGCTTATACGAGCCGTCTGCCTGCTGCTCATCGTAAACGAAATCAGCAATATATTTAACTGCTCTTTCGTTTCGATTTTCGCCCTGCTGTTTTTCTATGAGGACAAAAGGTACTTGAAATTGAAGATTTTTAACTGCTCCTACTCTTTCAAGGATTTTCAGTTGTTCAAGTCTGTTTGACTCTGCCAAGCTGTCACGCTTAATACCGTCAACAGTAATTTTTTGATTACCGTATTTATTACGCTTTGCCGGATGCGCGCCAATATACTCTTGGTACTGTTCTTCAGTCCAATGTAGGCTCATAACTCACAGTAAAGCAGATGCGCTTTTTTGCTGATGAAAGCTTCAAAGCCAACAATTACTTTTATATCTGATATTCTTACACGATATTCGCACTGTGGTTCAGAATCAGAGCGAATTCTTGCCACTTCAACAATTTGTTTTTCTTTTTTACTCATTGATTTTTCGATTCCGAGCAAACTCAAAGCTTTGCCATAAAGAGCTTTCAGCTGTTCAGTACCGATACCCTCAACAAGCATTATTTTTGTACCGGTATGTAAGCAAGCATCTGCTTCTGCGAATTTCATATTTAAGAAATCATCCTTTCTTGTTTTATCATCGTGTATGACTGATATTGATATGGTTGTCCGTCATTTGGATTGATATAATAACCGTTCTCAACCGTGTCTTTAACAATTAAATATCCTTTGTTAGCTTTAGGGTCAGGCTTCCACCCTGCCCTCTTTAATCGTCGACGGCGTATAACAGGCTGTGCAAGATTTCTTGAACACCGAACAAGGCCGCGTTTGTGTTTTTCAAAGCCTTCTGTGTCTTTAACGACTGTACCTCGCGAAAAATATGCACCGATAGTATGCCACGGCCTATCATCAAGAAACTCAATTTTTGGCGTTCCAAACTTCCATTTCGGAAAATCTTTGACATTTATACCTTCGGCGCTGTTACAAAGAATGTGAAAGTGAGGCCGAACATCTTCGAATTGAAAAGCGTACATATACTTCAATTCAGCATTTTGGCTTTGGTAATAATTACGAAGCTTCGCCCGGTAGTATTTCCATATGTTTTTACACTTTTGTATTACTTCATCTTTCGTTTCACCTTCAGGCAATCGCCCTCGGCCAAAAGTATAGGTAACAAATATATCGCCTTCACGAAAATTAGTATTAACGACTGCATCATAATAACGCTGTAATCGTCTGTCATTACAACGCTGCTGATGAACTGTTAATTCGCCTTTTTTATTTGTTCTGTTATAAACCACCTTGCCTTTACTATTCCAGCGAGCCGCAAAGTATTTATAAGTCATAACACAATTACCGCAGTCATACTCGACCTTCAACCACGGCATATATTCACCTCCCAATATTGAGGTGTGAGAAAAAAAGAAGCAAAAAAAGAGTTTTAATGTGGAAAAGTGGAAAATTATTAACGCTTGGAATATGGAAAAACAGGTTTTCCACATTCCTTCACTAATTTTCCACTTTACACACATTTCTACTACTACGAAAAGCAGACCTCGTTGTTTGATTTTAATATAGAAAAAACATTTATTTTTGAGATCTGAAATTATCCTAAAAATATTACTTCTAATCAAGAGGTCAAAGAGAGGTGAAACTCTCTTGTTTACTTGACTTTTTCTGCTTTTTGTGATAATATAAATAATAGGTTTTGTGGTAATTAACTTTATCACTTTTAAGGGCTTTGGCTTTTTGCTGAAGCTCTTATTTTTTTGCTCTCACACCACTGCAAAATTTACTGCATCCGACAACATTTCCTAAATCGTCAACAAACACTTCTTTGACATCATTGCAATGATGCTCTTTTGAATTCTTATTATTGCAAAGTTGGCAAAGCGAGTATTCATATCTTGTTTGCTTGAGAATATCGTCAAGCATTACAGTTTTATACAATTCATCAAACTGCTTTTGCTCAATTGCCTGCTGCAGTTGTCTTCGTTTTCTCTCGCACGCTTTAGCTTCAGCTTGGGCGTGTTTTTCTTTTTTATCTTCTATATAGCCATAAACAGCAAAAATTCCGATTATAAAAGCTAAAATTAAGCAAAGATTAAGAATTCTTGATTGAGTATATGTAAGTTGTATAATTATTAAATTCATTTTCTTTCCTCCGCCAAGACGATGCGTTGTTGCGTAAACTCGTTTAATGCAAAAATATTTACGAATGATTTCCCGCCTATTTTAATTAGTGGAAAACCGTTTTCGTTCATAAATTCACCTGCTGCTCTTACACTGCATCCGAAAACTTCTGCTAATTGTTCTCTGCTTACAAACATTTTTTTACATTCAATGCCATTTATTTCATTGACGAGCTCCTTGACCATTTTGAGCTTTTCTATTTCTTCATCAACATTACTGAAAATCATTTTTTCACCTCCCGAATTTACCAACCTTTAGCGAAACAGCAGGGCGCTGTCGCAATAAAGCATAAAATATATACGGAGTTTTCAAATCTTGCAAAAAAGTTATAAATAATTTGGTCTGACAGCTAAGGGTATATGATTTCACAAAAAGGCAGTTGATATTTATAATTTTTAAAAGGGGTAAAAATACCCTTATCCCTGCTGCTCCGCTAAAGGTTGGTATAATGTTAAATATTGATAATACCTTTTAAGCTTGTCTATCTAACATTTTTTAGCTATACTTAAATTACAGGTCTCTGCCAAGGCCGAGTAATTAAGAAAGGACTTTAAAAATGATAGATACTGATAATTTAAGAAACGCAGTAATTTATTTTGTAAATACTTCACAGCCAACTTCGGCATCTTCCAATACACCTGCCACAGTTGGTGATATAAAAACGGTAATTACAAAAACTGCAGAATTGTTCAACACATTTATTGATGAACTTGAACAAGAATAATTAGTTAGTCGTCATTTTCGGATGACGGCTTTTTAAATTTAACGATGCCAAGTTTTTGAAGTCTTGAATAGCAATTATAAATAACTTTTTGTGCCTCGTTAATTTCCTTAAATATTTCTTCAAGCTCGGCATCGTCAACTTCAATTTGTATAAGCCTTTTATACATAATCCACACGCTCCTTTCTGTTGCTCGTTTGGTGACTTTCATGACAAAAAATTAACAATAGTTGAAACAGGTACATCAAGCGTTTCTGCTAACAAATTGATATCTGTGACTTTTGCCTCTCTTTGTCCGAGAACAATTTTATTAAGATATTGCCTCGATTTGCACATTGCTTTTGCACATTTAGCTTGAGTGCCAAATTTTTCTTTAATCAATTCATCAAGCGAATTTGCCATCATAACACCTCCTTGCTGTCATCTATTTGGTGACTTCTCCTGTATAATATCACCTTTCAACCTGTTTGTCAACCCTTTGGTGACATATTTTTATTTTTGTCTTGATTTTGGTGACACTTTGTGCTATAGTAATAACTGCGAGGTGAGCATGATGTCTTTCGGAGTTAAATTAAAAGAATATAGAACTTTACATAGTATTTCACAAGAAGAATTAGCAAAAAAATTGAATACTACAAAACAAGTAATAAGTAGGTATGAAAACGAGCAAAGAAGTCCTAAGTTGTCTGTTGCGATAGAATACTCGGCAAAATTAGGCATTCCGCTTGATATATTGGTTGATGATAAGAAAAGTCTTGAACCTAATATAATTTTATCATCTCATGAAAAAGAAGTAATCACAGCCTACAGAAATCAGCCGGCAATGCAAGAGGCTGTTGACCGTTTGCTTGGCATTAAAGAGGAAGAAACGGTTGTTGTTTTTCAGGCTGCACGAAGTAAGAGCAACACACCACCGGGTTATGCTAAAATGTCTAAATCAGATATTGACAAATTAGAAAACGCACTCGAAACGGATGATAAATTATAATCTACTCCTAATTTATTACCATAATTTCCCTGTATATTTTACAACGCATCACATTGTAAGATATTTACAGGTGATGAAAGATGATAAATTATGGTAGATATAAAAATATAAGGAATGCGTCATGGCAAGCACTTATTGATTTTCAAGTTTCTCAACTTCCTGTAATGTTGACAGATGTTGCAAAGCAAGCAGGTATCAAAATTATAAAAAACAGTGATTGCCGGGTCCTTAGCAACAATCAAATCGGTTTAAGCATATATGCCAACAATAAATGGTACATCATATATGATGACAGAAATTCAAAAGAAAGATGCAGGTTCACAATAGCTCATGAATTGGGGCATATCTTTTTAGGTCATTCAGTCACGAATAATGGCAGATTCCGAACGGTTGGCGAAATAGACAAGCCTGAAGAAGAGCAAGCCGCCGATATGTTTGCCATCAGATTTTTGGCGCCGGCTTGCATCCTTAAAGGTCTTAATTTACATACAGCCGAAGAAATTTCTAAAGCCTGCTGCATATCTCATCAAGCAGCACAACATAGAGCCAACCGAATGACGGTTTTGTACAAAAGAAATAAATTCCTTTTAAGCTCGTTAGAAAAACAGGTTTATAAGAATTTTGAAAATTATATAAAAAATAACCGTTCATAAAAACGGTTAAGGAGGAGATTTATGACATTTTGCAATTGGGATAAAGAAATCCATAACGACGAGGAACAATTAAAACGAATAAAAAGGGCCGAGTCGGCAGATATGACGCCTACCTCTATTGATTATGAAAATCAAACGGGTGTTTTTAAAGGTTCTGGCAAAAAGCCTTATGAGGTTTCGCTCGATTTTTGTACCTGCTCAGATTTTAGGCGCAGAAAGTTGCCGTGCAAACATATTTATCGTTTAGCAATGGAACTCGGTTTATTCGACAGTGATTATGATGTCGGAATAAATAAATTCGACTTAAGCAAAGCAATATTTTCTTTGGATGTAGAAGTTCAAAAAGCTCTTTATGATATTTGCTGCGACGCTGCATATCATTCACAAATAACATTTGTTTTTAATAAAGAAGAATTTCCAAAATATATTGAATTGATTACCAATGGTTTTTGCATCGAAATTTTGTCAAATTATCATGACGCATTTTTGACGGTTCCTGTTTCAACAATAAAAGAAATGTTTAAGGATATTGTTGCTGATGATAAGCCGAAATATAATGCGATAACAAAAACATATCTAAATTGGATTTCAGAAAACGACTATATAATAGCAAATCAACTCAGCAAGCACTACGCCGTTTTACAATTAAACGAACAAATAAATTCGAAAGTCCACACCATTGTTTCAAGATATCGCAAGAAATTCATTAAAAAAGAAGTTCCTTATGTCGACGATTTCTTCGGCGACCTGTATTCTGTAGAATACGAAGAAGTATTCAACAACGAAATAATTTAATAAAAAATAACCCCTCAGCTACGCCAATAGCCGAAAGGTCAGTAAGTAGGAGTGTGAACAACCTACCTCGCACATAGATTGTAACACACCCCTGCTTTAATGTCAAATTAAAAAGCAGGGGTATTTTGCGCCCTTTTGCAAATACCTGCTGCAATTTACCGGTAAATAACCGGCAATTTTATTAGGAGTGTGATACAATGGCAAAGAAAAAAACAAAAAGCAGAGTTAACGGCGAAGGCTCATTATATTATGACAGGAGCAAAGACCGTTGGTACGGTGTGGTAACAGTCGGATTTGATGTTGAAGACAAACCAATAAGAAAAAAAGTGAGTGCCAAGACTCAAAAAGAAGCCAGAACAAAGCTTGATTCACTTAAAGAGCAAATAAGAAAAGGCACTTATGTCGACAAGAACGACAGCAAGCTTGAAGATATTATAAAATACCAAATAGAAAAAGACAAAGCATTAAATGTAATAAAAGATACTTCTTATCTTCGACGACTTTACACTTTAAAAATAATTCAGTCACATCGGCTTGCCACTCTGCCAATTCAAGTAATCAACGATTCCGTTCTTCTAACATTTTTTAATTCAATCACTCATTATTCACAATCTACTATTAGAAAAATTTACAGTCAACTTAATTCTGCGTTTAAATATGCGCGAAACAAAGAAATAATATATAAAAATCCTCTTGAAGAAATTAAGATGCCCAAGTCATCCAAATTAACAAAGGAAGTTACAGCTTTAACAATAGACGAGCAAAAAAAGTTTATTAGTATTTTAAACAACGAAGAAAAAGATAATAAATATCGGTATATTTTTCTTTTGATGCTTAATACTGGGCTTAGATGCGGAGAAATATGCGCCCTTGATAAGGACAAGGACATCAATTTTAATTTTAACTGCATTTCGATTCGTCGAACAATAACAAAAGATAAAAACGACAAGCCAATACTCGGCGCAGATGCAAAAACAGAAAACGGCAAGCGAACAATAAAAATGACAACAATTTGTAAGAATATATTAGAGTCTTATATAAGTCAACATTGGGAAAACAACAAGTATAATTTACTGTTTTTTGATGTAAAAAACGATAAACTCATAACTACTAATCAAGTAAATGCGGCTTTCCGTCGGATAATCGAAAAATATTCAATAATACCAGTTCATAACGAATTTAAAAAATTGTCAGAAAAAAGCAGAAAAAAAATTTCTTACAAATCATATACATATTATCGCAAACTTGCAGACGGTAGTTTTGAAAAATTAAAAAAAGATGCACCACTTGATTGGCAACGAAATTTTAAGGATTATTACTATGTCGATAGAGTAGCTGAAAAGCCATTTAATGTTCACATGCTCCGGCACACCTTTGCTACGCGCTGCATCGAAAGCGGAATGCCTGCTAAAGTTCTGCAAAAAATACTCGGTCATGCAGATATTCAAATCACTTTAAATACATATTGTGATGTTTTTGAAGAATATGAGGATAAAGCAACCAAGCAAGCGGAACAGTATATGCAACAGTTATCTTTAATATGTTAATTGCTCCCCTCATTGCTCCCCGCTTAATATTCAACAGCTAAAAATGTAGTGTTTATCGGCTTTTTAAAGAATAAATATAATATTCAAACCTTGTCACCTCGACCATAAAAAAGAGATACCAGATGAAAGGTATCTCTTTTTATTTATTAGCATATACAAGACTTGAACTTGCGGCAGGCTTCTCCGAATTCGACGAGCTAAAGCGAAGTGCGAATTTGGGAGAAACAGTCCGGTGGACTGTTTCGTAGAAGGCTAGTTCAGTTCTGTGTCACCTCGACCAAAAGACCTTAGAAAGCAAATGCTTTCTAAGGTCTTATTTTTTGAGCAAACATTAAACCGCCCAAGCACAATGCTTGGGCGGTTATTTTACCTTAGGCACACATAACTGTATGGTATACCTCTTTCGTTTAAGCAAACATATTCATCTCTTATACCTGATGATTCCTGCTCCACTTTTATCGTTTTTCTTCCATCTAACAGTTGCACACCGTTTGATGTACCGTGAGTTGAAGCAAAACCGACATAAACATATCCCTTGCCTAAAGTTTTATCCCATACTTCAGGTGAAACACCGACTCCGAAAATTAAAATCACAGACGGTTTAAATGGGCATCCGGTTTGAATATTGCGAACTGATTCGCCGCTGCCGTAATAAACACCGCAATGCACATTCTTGTTCCATTTTTCTCTGTCTTCTTGTGAAACATGGTATGAAACATCGTTTTTATGCTCTGTTATCTGCTTATCAATAATTAAATTATCATTGCAAAAATCTTCTCTTTTAGGTTTATCACCGCCGAGCCAAAGGTTTAAGCCTAATTCTGTTTTATTTGAACTGCTCATATATTACCTCCTAAACTATCAAAAAAATTAAATGTATTATTACAAATTTTTTCCCAATCATCAGCACAGTAATCAAATGAATCATATGCATCAAAATCAAGATTTGCACCGCTTGCACCAAGCACAACACCCGGGCAAAGATAATCATCCAAAAATGATGTAACTTTAAAAATATCACCGAAATTTTCACTGCCAATCGGGCCTATAAACATATTAAATACAGATGAAAAGCCGATTTCAAAACTATCAAGTATCTTTTGAAGTTCATTTTTCAATTCATTAAGCCTGTAATCATCATACTTAGACGATATAAATTTTTTAATTACATCTTTATCAAAACGAGTTACATCAAATAATTCGCACATTTTTTGCCTGCCGATATTAAGCGAAGAATCGGCAAATATTTCATTCAAAACAGTATCAAAATTCTGTTCCACTATGCTAAATCCGGCACAAATACTTTTTATCATAGCTAAATTACTGCTTTTCGCACCTACATTTAAGCCTAAACTTGCATATAATTTTTTCAGCCTGTCTTCCATAGTTAAATTATTACTTTTCATATAGTTCAACCTCCAAGTTATCAAGGAGCAAGTAACTATCTGTATCACAATTGATTAAATCGCCCAAAAGTGCGTCGCTCGTTATTTCAACACTGTCTACGCTGTCATATTTAAGTACGGCCTTTCGGAGTTCATCAAGAGTTATGCTGTAATCAATTTTATTTCTTGTTAAAATCTCGTACAAGTCATCATATATTTTTTGCCGAATTGAATCTTTGTCATCAATATAATTCATAGTAACAAGTGCTTTGACATTATAATGGGTTTTTAACGCATTTTTAACCTGAACATCCACACCGAAAAGCTCACATTGAGGAAAAAGCGACTTAATTTTGCTTGTATCATCACTCGTAAGTTCTCTTGTGCAGGATACTATAACATCAACCTTACCCGCTTCACTGCTTTGCTTTATATGGCAGTCATTATAATCTTCAATGTTTTTAACTTCAAGTTCAATTGAACTTTTGTTAAAACCGTTAAGCGGAATTTTGAAAGTTTCAATAATTCTTTTTCTAAAAGCACTGTCGCTTTCATCATCGCTTCCGCCAGTCATATCACCGCGGTTTATTACATATTCAATGCCAAGCGGAGCTTTAACCAAAACAGTAATTTCACCGCTTTGTGCATTAAAGCTTTCACCGTTTTCCATTGCTGTACATAAAACTTCACATTCAGTCTGCCCACTGGCAAGCGTAACATTTTCATTTGTAATATATTGAATTAAAGGATTTTCGCCCTTTGAGCATACAGTTCCTTTTTCAATTATAATATCAGTATCACTTGCTTCATTTATGCCAAAAGATAAAATACCGCTTGCCTTCGTTCCTGATTTTCGCTTGCAACTTCGAAGTTCACCGTGCCTGTCAAGATATTCACCCGTCGCACTTTGCACAAACGCCTGCTTTAAAATAAAATCACTGTAACACGACAGTGCATATAATTCACTTGCAATTGCCTGAAGCTTTTTTTCTTCAACCGTACCCGGCAGCAACTTTTTTTGTGTATAGTTTTCATAAGTTTCCGTCATACTTTTTTGTATTTCTTCCCAAGTAGTTTTCAAAGTTCAATTTTCACCTGCCTTTCCTCATCATTTATTAAAACATTAACCTTTAAAACCGTATCATCAAAATCAAGAGATTTAACATATACACCGTCAAGATTTGATACAGCGCTTCTGACAAAAGAGAGCATTTCATTTATATTTTTTGAAAGTCTTATTTGGCTTCCAAAATCTTTATCCGGATAAAAATTACCTTTTTTGCAATATATTGCCATTTTGCAGGCATTCATTATATCAATAATTTGTTCATTTGCTTTGTTCAATAATTTTACCCTCCTTTGATATTAAAAGCCCGTTTAATTCTATACTTCCGTCATTTTTAAGATGTATATAAGCGCCTGAAAGAGAAGTAATTTTCACTTCCCCGCAACCCACTGCCGAGCTATCACTTTCAACACCGATGCAAACTTGTTCTCCGCCGCCTTGGGTAAGCAGTAATTTTTCGCCTTTAGGCACGCAGGAAACATATCCGTAAGGCGAATAAAAATCAACATTTCTTTCAACTCCCGTTGAAGCAGCTTCAATTTTTCCGCCAAAATTCATTGTCACCTTTCCGCACTCGGTAGGCGGCAACTTTTCTTCTTTAATAATTTGCCTGCTAATCCACATAGTTTACCTCCTTAACATCAATGTTTTTGCCAAGCACAAGCTTGCATTTTTCGCCGTTTTTATCATAAGAATATATTTTTTCCAAAAGCAAATAATCATCAAATTTGCCGATAAGGCTTTCATAATTAAATCGCTGATAAAGTTCGCTGCTGCAATAACCGTTAATTGTTATTTCAAGGCACTTGTAATTTTTAAACGAATCTTTTATCATTTTAGAAATTTTATAATTTCTTTGCCAGCTTGCAAGTGAAATAAGATTTACATATCTGTTTCGCGAAAAGCCCAAATCTTTTGCAGATTTTGAATAAGTGTGGCAATCATAATTTGATGAAAACTCCTTTTTGTAATGAACGGCGGATATAGGCTCACTTCTGTTAATAATACTTTTTACACTTAAAATAGGGTACGAATTCAGATTAAGAATATCTTTACTAGCCTCAAGCATAATAATTTCATTACTTGCATTTATCCTTATTCCGTTGCCTGAAATCATAGAAACAAGCGAATTTATTGCGCCGAATAACGAAGCACCGCTTGTAACCTCATATTTTTTTAAAGTATAAACATTGGGCAGTTTGAATTTAAAGCCTAAATCTTTAGCATACGCTTGAAAAAGGCTCAATGCACTCGGGCAATTGTATGTATACGCAAATGCGTCATTATCAACAAGCAAACAAGCACTTGAACGGGCATAAATATATGTTTGAAATCCTTTTTCATCAACTGTTGATTTTTGGCAATCACAATATCCGTTAAATATCAATTCGTCATCTTTATAAGCCAAAACTTTTTCAATTTCAACAGCCTTTATATTATCAATAAATTTAATGCTCAAACTGTCACACGCAGCTTCGGCTGTTTGGGTTAAAACAGCTGAAATTATATTTTTCAAAGTAATTTCTTCATTATCAACGGTAATTAAAACTATTTTCATTTCAAATTCACCCTTTCGTTTTCCTCTATACTAAAAGGACTTTCAAAATCGTTTAAATTCATAATATCATCAATACAGATATTAGTCCTTTTTGCAATGTCAAAAGCATTTTCACCTAAGCCGGCATAAGTATAATCAAGCGATAGATTTTGCAAGTCTTCACCGCATACCTGAGTGAATTCAAATTCATATTCAATACCGCCTTTTTGTGCGTTGGCATTATATTTAAACAGCGTAAAAATTGCTTTTATCGGATAGAGTGATGGGCAGTGAAGCTCACCTTGTAAACCCTGCCTTAAAAGTTTTGACATCATATTGCATTTTGCCTGTGCATCATCGCCGTATAAAACACCTTTACCTTTTACAATAATCGGTTCTTGGCAAATATCGTTTGCAATACTGTTTTTTCCGTATATTGAATTAACTTTTACATCGCGTGACGCAATAACTTCAATATATAAAGGATTCGTTTCAAAAACAAAATCATTAAATCTCATTTTTATTTTATTCATCATTCATTTGTGGATTTATCATAACGATTTTTGTCAAGGCGAATAATTTCACTGATGTTTTCTGCCTGTTCATATTCTTCATTCACCACTTTCACCTCCGAAATCAACATTTGCATTTATATTTAACACACATTTAAGCACATAGCCTTTTACATATTTTGAATAAGAAATCGGCTCGGCTTTAATACCGATAAAATTGAATTTTTGGCTTACTCTGCAAATATTAACTAAAACTTCATTTGCAAAATCCGGCTTATCTTTCGGCACATAAATATCGGCATTTATTTTGATACTTGCGTATTTTGAAGTATCCCCAAGCTGTTCGGGCAAAACATCAACTTCGCCAAGTCCGATTGTTACAAAGGTGTGCTTAATTTCACCGGCAAAGGAAACATTAGGATAAGGCTTGATGATTTTTATATTTTCAAAAAAGCTGTCTGCTTTAATTGCTTTTGCAAAAGATAAAATAAAATCGTTAATATTCATCATATTGTGCCTCCTTCACTTCCCTCAAAATACCCGTATAATAAATAGTTTCATCATTTATTTTAACGGCATTTTTGCGCAAAAACTTATAACTAATATCGTTATAAATCAGGCGTCCATCTTCTTCAATTTCAAAAATATTGTGCGTTTTAGGGCCGATATATAAATGGTATCTTGCTTTATTTGTTCCGACTTTGGTTACACTATCATCAAAGGCGCTGCTCTTTTTTCGCCACAGCGGACTAACGGTGCATTTAAAAGGCATTGATGTCCAGTCACCGTCTTTAATTACAGCAGTTGAACCTATTTTATCAAGCTGGTTTTTAATAATATAAGCACTGTTCATATCACACCGCCTCAAATGCAAAACCTTTATCTTTAATCAGTGAGGTACACTGTTCAAAAGCGAAGCTACAAATAGCTTTTGCATTTTCAAGGTTTGAAGATGTGTCGATTGAATACGACACATCCCCTGCCTTAAATGAAGTAATACCCTCTGACTGATTAGTAAGTACATATTGGTAATAAGCCCTTGCCGCACATAAAAATACAACTGTGTTTTTATTTTCATCCCCGTTATTTTTTAAAAGTGAGTTGATATATTCCGTTTCCATATAAATCAAAGATTCATACTTTTTTGCTTCTTCCTCACTTAATGATGAAAGGGTAATAAAATCTTTTTTAACTTTTACTAAATCAGTCATTTAATCACCTTACGCCTGTTTGCAGAAAACACGAATAGCATTAGGGAAAATGCAGTTAAAGCCTACAATTGTTGATATACTGGCTCTTTCAAGCTGGCGGTCAATAAGCTTGTCAAATTCTGTTGTAATATCACTTGCAACTACTCTTTCAATCGCATAATTTTTATCAAGAGCAACAATATATCCGTCTGCAATATTAGTGTTGATAATAACTTCCGCACCGAAAGGAGTAAGTATTTTGCCTGTACCGTGGAAATCAAGGCCTGCATCGGCATCTCTGAACTGCGGTAATTTGAGAATTTGAGCATATGTATTAGGACTCATTACCATTGTTGTAAGGTTGAAAGGTGACATTGAAGCATAAAGATTTACAAGGCTATCATAAGTAATTGTATCACCGGTATACTTTATGGTATTAGATTCATTACTATTGGCAATTTCAAGAACCTTGTCAACTTCCATATGCATAATATTTTCGCCGATACGACGAAGTGCAAGTGAAAATACATCAAGCTTTTGGAACTTAATTGCTTCATATGAAGCAGAAATGATTTTACCGTACTTATTAAGCTTTGTGAGTGTGTCCTTAACTTTAATCTCAACTGTTTCAAGCTGTGTGCCTTCTGCAATAGGATTAAAATCGGTGTAATTTTCATCTTCTGTAAGCTCGATTGACCTGTAATCAAGTGAATCAACAAAAGTAGTTGTTGCTATAATCTTATCAATTGTGCAGTTATCTTTCATACCAAGCTTGATTGAACGGGAAACAAATTCAGGGAAAAGTGCTGCTGAATCAGTAGTTTGGAAAAACTTTGATACAGTATCGCAGTCCTTGCCTGAAACCTTAATATCAAATCTCTTAAGCTGGCGTTCAAATGCGTCAAGCCCTTCAAGTGATGTACCCTTATAATTTTCTGATGGGTCAAGTGCTTCAAGAGCCTGTGTAAATGATTTTCCTGTGGTATATAAACCTTTTTCAATTTTAATATTTTCGTATGACATAAATAATTCCTCCGTTAAATAAATTATAATTTAAATTGATTTACTGTTTTTGATGTTTTGTCATCATCTGTTTTAATTTGAAGCTTAACGCTTTTTTCACGGCTTTTCTTTAAAAATGCATCTTTAAAAGACATAAGCTCCTTTGCAGTCATTACTTCGGCAACAGATGTAAATGTTTTAATATCCATTTCCGGCATTGATACTGCACAAAGTCTTACAACCTCTTCCGTAAGGCTCTTTTTATACTGTCTGCCGAGTTCGGCATCATCCTCAAGTGTATCAACATAATCTAAAAGCGAATCAATCTGGCTTTTTGAAACAGATGTTTCCTCGCTCATACCTTTGAGTGTATTTATAATATCTTCCATATTACTCTCCTTTGTAATTTCAAATGCTTTTGTAACCCCTGCCTCTCTTTGCGCCGGAACCGCAACAAAGCTGAATTCATATGCATCACTTATATCCGACAGTACCGTGCAGGCAATTTTGCCCTTGTATTTTTTGCCGGATATATGCTCGCATCTGCCTTGTCTTTTGTTTTTTCCGCAAATTGAACAGGTGGCTGTTGATGAAGAACAGGAAATAGAGACTTCCTTTTTTATTCCGGCGTCAATTGCCTCAATAAATGATTTGTTTTCATCATTTTTCACAGTGTAAGCTTTTGCTTTAAGCATATAATAAGGCTCACCGTCGGCAGTAATTTTACCGTCAACCTTTTCAATCCAAGTGTCAAAAATTCTTGCCTTTTGGTCACTTGCTTTCATTGAATGGTCGCTTATTCCCGTTTTACCTACAAAAAGCTTTTTAAGTTTTTCAAGTGCCGACAGTGAAAATTTTTCATAATCTCTGTCAATATCATTATCGCAAAGCGTAACCGTAAAAACATAAAGGCTGTCTGCGTCAAAATCACGCCTTGTATACTGATTGATTTTTTTCAAATCTTCGTCACTTGCAGTAAAACTTTTTTCAACATAACCTGATGTCAACTTTCAATCTCCTTTCTGATTTGTTCAGCCTGAGCTGTATAAAGCTGCGCCTGTGCAAGCTCACATTCATCTTGAAGTGTAATTTTCTTCCATTCAACATTCGCCTCATAATTAAGCGAATTAAGTGCAAGATACATATTGCCTATTTGCTTAATTACCGGTTCAAGAATACGCCTGTATGACTCAAGCTCCGAAGTCAAAATATCTGCCTGCTGCACGCTCATTCTTTCGGTTGATGACCAGCTAAGCCCCAGCATAAAAGGCGGAAGCCCTATTTTAGCAACAATTTGTTCAAGTAACTGCTTAACAGGAATTTCACTGTCAAGCACAGCATTATCTGCACCTATTACCTTTACACTGACATCTCCGACTGCCACAAAATCCTTAACCGAATTTGAATCCATAGCGTCTTTCCAAGCTTTTGCCACGGTTTGTGCCGTTTCACCGGCATTTGAATATGCGCTATCCTTATCCGGCTTGCAAATAACAGAATATCTGATATTTCCGGCGTGCCTCCAGTTTTCGCCTATTGTGTTATAAATTTCAAGCAAAATATCACTTACAAACGGTAAGCCCGAAAGTAAACTTGTGCCGCACAACTCGGCCGGCTTTGGATTAAGCACGGAGTACAAAATCAAATTAGGCTTGCTGATTTTATTTCCGTAATTATAAAAATCAATATCCACACCGTTTGGCGCTCGCTTAAGCTCAATTGATGAAAGTTCACTGTTATATAACGCATAAATTCCGTCGTCGCACATAACAATTTCACCGATAGCTGTACCAAAAGTCAAAAGCTGATTAAGATAATTTGAAATAAACGACGCAATCCCCTTTTGATTTCCGCCGACATTTATACTTTCAAAATATGAGTTCATCATATCGTTTACTTTTTCATTTCCGGTGTTAAATTTAAAACCTTCGCACAAGCGAACAATTTTGTTAATTGCCGAGTCTAAAATAGGAACTGCATTTCGAAGTTCGGCATATACTCTCGACTCACCGTTTATCGGCATATAACTTGATAAATTATAGTAAGGATGATTTGATGCGATTGAAGTTTGAACTGCACATGCAGTATTTGAATTTTGACTTTTTTTCCTTTTAAAATCTAAAATCTTCAAAGCTAATTCCTTTCTATTGCAACAGATGCAAATGAGCTGTTTTGATTTTCTCTGCCTAAAACAGTAGCAACAAAATAGCGAATATCATCCATTGCGTGATCGTTTTCTTTTTTAACTGCATCTTTTTTTATATTGTCATCCCAGCGGTAAATTGAAAATTCCCTAATAGCATCGGTGCAGGCAGGATATATAAAAATTTCTTCATCCTTAAGTGCCTGGCACACTCTGTTAATGCCTGTAAGAACATCGTTATTTGCCTTAATAACACGAAATTTACCATGCCTTAAAACAGTTTGAATAAAAGATGCAGCCGACGGGTCAATAATCAAAGCTGTTATTTCTCTGTTTTCGGCAAGTTTTTCAAGCTCGCGGTAATACTCCTCATCTGTAAGCTGAATACCGTTGTCCCTACCTGAATAATAATACTCATCAAGCCTAAACCACTTGCCGTCACATTCACCCCAAAGCCCTAAAGAAAAAGGATTGACTGTTCCGTAATCGCAAGAAAGATAAAAACGATTAAATTTCCCTTTACACTTTTTTATGTGCCTTTCGGGTGAAAACATAGGATATACCAAGCCTTGAGCAGTAACCCATTTTCCCTCAATAAATCTTTCATAAAACGCTCCGGAATAAAGGCTTTTATACCTATCCTTAACGCTTTGTGATAACGAGGGATTATCGTCCATAGTGAAATGGATATACAAAACCTGCTTTTCTTTTGCTTTCTTTATCCATTCCATATAAAACCAATGATACGGATGTTCCGGATTGCAGTTAAAAAAGTATTTTGAATTTTCAAGCGAACATCTTGCAACTGCTTGTTCAACAAAACTTCTCGGCATAAGTGCCACCTCATCAAGCATGACGCCACCCAATGTCATACCCTGAATAAGTGAAGCACTCGATTCATCTCTGCCGCCAAAAAGATAATAACGATTAGTCACATTTCCCCTTGAAATTGTAATCATATTTCTGCTAACCCTGTAATCAACGCTGAAACCAAGTTCTTTAAGCGTTGGCAAAAGCGGAGTAATAACATTTCTGCGAAGTGAAGAAATTGTTTTTCCGCAAATGGCAAACGAAGTATCGCTAAAAGCATAAAATGACCAGCAGATAAACGAAATACCCATACAAAGCGTTTTGCCTGACCTAACCGCTCCGTCACAAATAATACCGTTTTTATCTTTAACATCACTGCCCTTGCACCACCAATTAAGAACTGAAAGCTGCTTTTGTGAAAAAGGAATAAATTTATTCATCTAATTCCCCCATATAGTGCTTTTTAGTTGCCTGAGTGCTTTTTTCAAGTGCTTCGTAAAACGATGTTGGCGAATTATCGCTTTTTTCATTCACCATTTCTCTGATTTTGTCAATTGCTTTGAGCCTGTCAAAAAATTTTATTTCCATTCCGCCGCCTCGAGGTCGCTTGATTTCACTTACATTAAATAAATCAAGCTTCGGCAATTTTTCAATAATTTCTTCCTCCGGCTCAAAAAGCAGGCTTACCGCATCCGTAATTTCTCCGAATGCAAGGCGCCGTAATCCGTCGCATACCTCCTTTTCGCTTATCTTTTTTCTGCGTGACAT